AAACCCATTTGCGGACGCCGGGGTCGAGCTTGTCCGGGGTGCGGGAGTAGTAGCGGGAATGCGTCGGCGTCGGCAGGCTGACGGGTCCACCACGCCTAGCAACCAGGATGGCCCGCTTGCGGGTCTGTGGCACGCCATACTGCTCAGCGTTTAGGATCTCGGCCTTGACCTCGTAGCCCCATTCGCGCATAACCTCGGCGCAGGCTTCCCATACGGGCAGGACCGTGGGTACCTGCTCCATGGCCACCAGTCGCGGCCGGTCACGCCAGACATAGGCAAGCGGGGAAAGAACCAGTGCGGTCCTCATGTCATGCGCCTCACCGAACGCCAGAAGTGCTGCGGCGTCCTTGTAGGCGTGGAGATCGATAGCCTCCAGTACCTCATCAAGCGCGGCCCGTCCTGCGCCCTTGCCTGCCAGGCTGAATGTCTGGCATGGCGGCGATGCGATCAGCAGGCCATAGGAGCCATACGCGTCCCGGTGCTGCTCAGCGGTGAGTTGCAGCCCGTCCCACACGTCGTGGTAGATGGTCTCCATGCCGTTGGCAGTGCGGGTCTCGACAGCCTCGGGCATGATCTCCACGACAGCCTCTTTGATGCCGAGACGCTGGCAAGCAACCCCCCAGCCGGTGCCTGCGAAGAGGTCCAGTGCCTTGATCCGGGCGCTCATGCTGCGTCCCGGTGGATGAAGTTGAAGGCGCCGGAGCGGGTGATGCCGAGGGCGTCGCCGAGCTGCTGGTAGGTGGCTCCGCCGGCGAGTGCGACACGGGCCGCGCTCTTGCGGATCTCGGTCACCTTCTCGTAAATGTCGGAGACGTCACGGAGGATGGTGAGTGAATCTTCCGGTGCGGGTATTGCGGGCACGCCGGAGAGTGGTTTATTGTTCAAGACAGAACCATTCCTTTTCAATGGTTGGACCCGTCTGGAGGTAGGACTCCGGCGGGTCTTTTGTTTGTTATCGGATAAGTACAGTGTACCCGAAAGTTGGGTAATGTTCCGCAGTTATACGCGTGTGACACGCCGAAAGTACTCACTTTTTTGGAGCGTGTTACCTACAGGTGGGGCAAGTAGTGCGAACACGAAAGGGGCCCGCCGAGCTGATGCTCAACGGGCCCCTGGATGGTCCTACCAGGCCATGGTCTAGAAAGGCGGCTCCGAGTCGGGGCCGTTGCCCCAGCCGCCGCCGTTGGATGCGCCGGCGTTGGCCGGTTCGGTCTGCTGACCGCCCCAGTCCCCGCCCGATGCCTGGGAGTTCCCGCCGACCCCGTTGCCGGAACGCTGGGTGCGGTTCACCTTGGCGTTCGCGTATCGGAGGCTGGGGCCGATCTCGTCGACCTCCAACTCGATCACGGTCCGCTTCTCGCCTTCCTTTGTCTCGTAGCTGCGGGACTTGAGTCGGCCGGAGACGATGACGCGCATGCCCTTGGTCAGGGACTCGGCGACATTCTCCGCCGCTTCCTTCCACACGGATGCCCGGAGGAACAGGGTTTCCCCGTCCTTCCACTCATTGGACTGCCGGTCAAACGTCCGCGGGGTGGACGCGATCGTGAAGTTCGCCACCGCCGAACCGGACGGGGTAAAGCGGAGCTCCGGATCGTTGGTGAGATTGCCAATGACTGTGATGGTGGTTTCGCCGGCCATGATTACGCTGCTTCCTTGATGAGGGTGAATTCTTCCAACAGGTCAGGGCGGAACCCGAACCAATGCTTTTCGTTCTGCGTGTCTCCGTCGTCGTTCACGAGGACAACCGGCGCCGATCCGTATCCGAGAGCCTTCACGGCCTCCAAGTCGGCGGGTGATTCTGACAAGTCGACCTCATCGAAGCTGACACCTTTGGTGTTCAACCAGTTCTTGGTCATCTTGCACTGCCGGCAGTCCGGTGTGCTGTAAACGGTTATCTTCACGCTGCTGCTTTCTTGGTGATGGTCCGGTGATAAAGGTTGTCGATCAGGTTCCAGGTCCCGGCGCCCACGTCGTAGAACGGGGTGTCTTCCGGGGAGTCCCAGCGAGAGAGTTTCCACCCGTAGGCGCGGGCGTGGACGGCGTGACCGTGGCTGGACTCGATGAGTCCATTCCATTCGGCGCACATCACGAGGATGTTCGCCGGCCGGTCGAGGGTCTTGGATCCGCCCATGCCGCGGTTGATCCGGTGCTGCGGGACGAACGTGTCCTCCCGGCCCGTACACCCGCACGGGCAAAACAGGTCACGGGCGAGGAAGAGGGCGAACTGGCGGCCGTTCATGCGGCCATCGCCTGCCCGGCCGGCTGCGCTTGCCACTCCGAACGGATGGCGGAGTTCAGTGACCGGCCGATGTCCAGCCGGTCCCGCAGCACCCGGATGGACTCACGGGCCGCCCGCAACACCTGGTCCGCTATCTCCGCGTCCAGCTTCTGCGTCTCCGTCTCAAGGATGGCCGTCTGCTTCCGCAACCCTTCCGCCCCGGTTGCCGCGATGAACGCACGGGCATAGGCGACCTCGAACCGTGACCGCGCACGGACCGCTTCCTGATCGAGTGTGGCGATCTCGTCCTGTTTCGCGTCCAGCTGACGGCCGAGGTTCGAGAGCATGAGGATCACGTCGTTCGTCGTAGGGGTGCTCATGATGCGGCACCTGCCTTCCTGAGTGCGCCGTAGATGGACAGCAGCCGGTCTGCGTATGCGATTGCCTCTGGGTGGGTCTTGAACCAGCCCTGCGCACGGTCCTCCGTGAGTGCCCGGTTGTAGATGGTCACGTACCACGGACCCGTCGTGTTGAGGCAGGGTATCTTCCCGATTCCTATACGGAGGTTAAAGTCGGTCATGATGCGGCGCCGCAGAGCGACCGTTCACAGGCCGTGTGCCAGTTACGGCGGGCGGTCATCTTCCCGCAGCCTAGGCATGTGCGGCGGATCAGCCAGAGCGTCAGTGTCCGGATCATGCTGCAGCCTCCTGTCGAGCCGGTTCGATCTGGGGGAGCGCGGACCCGGCGGCGAGGTCGTTGAGGAGGCCGCGCCGGTAGGCCATCGCGATCTTCTCGCGGCCGTCCTTCGCGTAAGTGATGGTGAACGACGCGGGCGCCTTGCCGGCCACTCGCTTGATGCCGGGGATGGCTTCGCCGGTTTCGACGTCGATGAGTTCCCCGTCGTCACCCTCGATCGCGTTCTTCACCTTCTCCGCCAGCCAGGACGGGCGGACCCGCTTCACCTCACGCGCCGCCGTGGCCGGGATGACCTCGGTATCGATGCCGCCCAGCTCCTCCGCCCACTCAAACAAGGCCGCCTCGTCGAACGTCTGATCCGCGGGCTTCCCCTCCGGAAGGGTGATGTTGCCGACCTTCGTCCCGTCCGGCAACGTCACGGCGAAAGATTTCGTGCCCTCCTCGTTGAACTTCTCCAGCAACTGCTCCAGGTGGTCGGCGCGGGCGTCCTTCATGAAGTCCGCCAGGGCATCCGCGAAAGTCTTGATCAGCGCAATACGCAGGTTGTCCGTCTTGATGCTCATACCGTCACGCTCCGTTCCTGCAGGGCCTTGCCTGCGGCTTTGATTCCGTCGATCACTGTCTGTGGTGCGTTCATGTTCTGCGCCTTCGTGAGGAGGTCGAGGAGCATGTCACGGTTGTTCCTGGCGCCCTTGAGTAGTTCGTCCCAGTTCGGCTGTTCGTGCCGTCGGGCGGCGAGGGCCTGCGCCCCTGCGTCCCCGGCCGGCACCGGCCGGGCCGTGGGAGTGTCCTCGCGGCCCTTCTCGTCCTCGGCGTCATGCAGGTCGCCCTTGTGCCAGAGATCCAGCGCCGCTCCGAACCTCATCCCGGCGTTCCGGAGAGCGTCGCCGATCGCTTCCTTCACGGCGTTGCCGCCTCGCTTGCCCTGCGAATCGCCGTAACCCAGCCGGGTCACGCCGCAGATGCGGAGCTTGATCCAGAGGCCGCCGTCCTTGTCGAACGCGGGGAGTCCGTCCTGTCCGACTGCCATGGGTTCCCATGACCATTCGGGATCTACCTCGAGGAGGCGGTCCGTG